CGACGAGTGGTTGCTGGACGAACCCGATGAGGCGATGCGCTCGATGCTGCTGGAACTGCTCGAGCGTCGCTACGACGCCGGATCCACGGTCTTCTGCACCCAGTACGCGAAGAAGGACTGGCACCACCGGCTCGGATCAGGAGTCCACGCGGACGCGATCATGGACCGCATCGTGCACAACACCATCTGGTTCGACACCGGCAGTCACAACATGCGCGAACACACCGCCCCCACGCCCGACCCCGTAGGCTGAGCCGCCGGACTGACCCCGGTAGCTGAACCCGCCGTTGAGGGGCCAGCGGCCCCCACCCCTGAAGGTCACTGGCCCCCAACGGCGATACCCCCGGCCCCCAAGCCCAATACCACCCGGCCCCAAACACTCCGAATACTCATTACTGACGCTTCGCAGCGAAGAAGGCTGCTGCTTTTCCCAGGAACTCATTATCCTTCTTCAGTTCCAGGTTTTCTTTCCGCAGCCGCTTCAACTCGGCTTTCTCGTCCACATCCAACTCGGTCCTGGCCTCATCAGCCTTCTCACGTTCATGAGCCACCCACCGCCCCAGCAACTGGGCGCCGAGCCCGAGCTCGCGGGCGACCTCAGCGATCGGTCGGCCCGCCTCGATCACCAGCCCAGCCGCTTCAGCCCGGTACTGCGCCGTGTACGTCTTGCGTGTCTTCTTCTGTGCCACAAGGACATCCTCTCAGCGGGAAACCCGCTTCATCAGGTGTCCACGAAACGAGGGTAACCTCACTCGGGAGAGCAGCATGAGCGTCTACATTGCCCCGTCACAAGGCGGGTACGAGCGGTGGCTGGATGAGGCCGCCGACGACGAAACCGACGCATACGAATGCGCGTGCGGGTGGCACAAGACCCCCGAACAATGCCCCCACGAACGCGAACCCAACTGGAAATAAGGAGAACCCAATGAGCCTCTCGACCACCGACGAACTCCAGGCCATGCTCAACGTCTCCGAGTGTGGGCACCCCGGCCCGTGGGCCAAGAACCAGGCCGGGGCAATCGTGGACGCACAAGGCTGCGAAGTCATCACCGCATGGGACGGAACCGCATCCATCAACCTCGCCGTCCTCCGCAACCCCACGGATGAGGACGTGGAGCGGGCGGCTCAGACGCAGTATGAGACCAACGGCTACTGGCAGTGGCACGACGCAACGGAGCCAGAGCGGGAGGACGCACGCCGCGACTTCATCAGGGGACTCACCGCCTACCTGGGCGGTGGTGAGGCGTGATGCACGGACGCGAACGACGTCGGAAGCTCCCTCGCCTGCGCCAATACATCCTCGACTGGTGCGAGTGGGCGGACATGGCTGACGACAATCAGCCGTTCTCCGCCGAGCTGCCAGACGGCTCACTCGTCATCAGCGATGACGTTGCGGGCCTCCTCGCAGAGCTGGACGGCCACCGCTACTACACCGACCACACGGGACGCATCCGCCGCACACCAGGCATGCGGCCCATCATCCGGAAAGGACTACAAGCATGAGCCTGGTAGCGCTCCCGCGCATGGCTGACCTGCCACCTTACTGGGACGGCGTGAAGGTCGATTGGCACGAGTGGGCGGACTCACGCAGCACGCTCCCGTTCCACGCCCCCGCCGATCAGCTCGCCTGCGACCACTGCGGCGTCGTGGACGAGCCGCTCACGTGCTTCGGCCTACGCCAACCAGAACCCGGCGCGACATTCCCAGTGGACCGGATCAAGACCACCAAGTCCGGCCACCAGTACACGAAGACCATCGACGTGCCAGCGTGGCCCGTCATCGACCTCACCGCAGCCCGTTGCCGTCACTGCCACCACGACGTCATCACCGACACCCGAACCGGCACGACATGGGACCTCGACGCCACCGACTACGGGCCACAAGGGTCCACCGAACCGACACCGGAAGGAATGCTGTTTTGACTTACGTACCGATCACCGCACGCCAGGCCCTCGAGTGGGCGCGTGAGGACGTGGAGGCGCAGGTGTCCGGCGCCAACGCCCACTCTGAGCGCGACGAAGGCCTACATGAAGCCACCCGCATCCTCGACCGCTGGATCAAACGCGTGCAGGACACCAAACCGACCAGCAGGTACGCACTCGCACCAGAGACACGCGACCACGCTAGGAAGGTGGCAGGCCTTGACTGAGCACACCGGCGTCACACGGGAAGCACGCAGCCTGTCAGGCTCCGACATTGGGCGGCTCTACGTCGAGGACAACGGGGCCTGCTGGGTGATCGTCCATATCCAGCATGACCCCGGCCAGACGATCATCACCATGCACAACGGCAACCAGGAACGCGAACACGGACGCGTCCTAGACCCCACCGACACCGTGACCATCAGGGGGCGGGATGAGTGACCTCATCCAATCCCTGTGCAACGCCATGCTCGCCATCGGACTCATCATCCAGGCATACGGCACCAGATCCCTTCAACGCCAGATCGACGACCTCAGACGCAACGACGCCGACCTCGCCCAATGGGTCATCCACCACGACCCAGACCTCTACGAGACATGGCAACAACGCCACCCACCCACCAACTAGGCCCCCACGAGGGGCCTTTTTCATACCCGAAAGGAGGACCCGTGCCTCGCGACAGAGCGAACATTCAGACGGCGATCTGGGCGTCTCAGGACTGGCGCAAGCTGGGGCCGATTGAGCAATGGCTGTACGAGCTACTACTCACCCACCCCAGCCTCTCCTACGCCGGGGTCACGAACTGGATCCCGAAGCGTCTGGCATTCATGGCGGCAGGGATCGACCAGGACGCCATCAACACTGCAGGAGCCAACCTGCAAGCCGCACGGTTCATCTTCGTGGACCCCGACACCGACGAGGTGGTCCTCAGGTCATTCCTCCGCCACGACGGGCTACTGAAGAACCCCAAAGTTGCCGTGTCGATGGCTAATGACTTCGCCGCGATTGCATCGACCGGAATTCAGAAAGTAATCGTCCATGAGTTGCGCAGACTATTCTCCGAATACCCCGACTGGGCAGGCTTCAAACAGGAGCGCGTCAGGTCATTGTTGAAGCTCGACGGCGACGACATGGATGACCTGCTGACAGCCGGTTACCCCCAAGCCTTCCCCCAAGGCTTGGGGGAAGCTTTACCCCAAGCCTTCCCCCAAGCCTTCCCCCTACACACAGCTACTGCTACAGCTACACACTCTTCTAACGAAGAGTGTCGTCCCCCCACTCCCAGCGAAAACCCTCCCACCGCCAACGAGGACCAGGCAGGCGACGCGACGCCACGGCGGAAGCCATCAATACCAATCCCAAATACATGGGCACCAACTAAAGCCCACTGGGACTACGCCAACAAAAACCACCTGAACCTCGAAGCAGAAGCAACATCATTTAAAGGCCACGCTGAAACCCACGACAGAAGATGCGCCTCATGGAACGCCGCCTTCTCCACCTGGCTCCGCAAAGCCAAACCACAACCCGCCCAACAGTCATCCATCTGGGACTGAGAAAGGACACCACCATGGCCGTAGACCTCGACTACGCCGAACAATCCCTCCTCGGCGCCGTCCTCCTCTCCAACGGCTCCATCCTCAAGGATCTCGACTTCAACCCCGCCGACTACCGCCATCCCGTCTACGAGACCATTCACCGCACCGCGCAGAACATGCACACCGCCGGGAAGCCCGTAGACGTTGTCACCGTCATGGGTGAGATGCAGGCCGCCGGTGAACGCTTCGACCCCACGCTCCTGCACCAAGCCGTTGCCAACACGCCCACGGAGGCGAACGCGGACTACTACGCCGGGATCGTCGCCGACGCAGCCACCGGGAGACGACTCACCAACGCTGCCGCGAGGATCACCGAAATGGTCAACACCGGCGGCGATATGCCCGAAATCGTGGAGGCCGCCCGGAAGGAGGTTGACCGAGCTCAATCCACCGCCCGCCAACAACCAGTCACGTTCATTGGCGACACCATCGAAGAGACCATTGACGCCCTGGACGCGCCCATCAACGCGATCCCCACACCCTGGCCCTCACTCAACGAGATCATCACCGGCTTCATGCCCGGAGCCGTGTACGTCATCGGCGCGAGGCCAGGAGTTGGGAAGTCCGTGGTCGGCATGCAGTGTGCTCAGGCGATGCTCCACCACGGGTCCGTGGCGTTCATCAGCCTCGAAATGTCCCGTGACGACCTCAACCAGCGACTCATCTCCTCGGAGCTGAAGATCAACATGGGCAACCTCGTGAACCGGAACATCCATGACGACCAGTGGGTCCGGATCGGGGAATGGGTCCGTGAGCAACCAGGACGCCCTCTCGCGGTCTTAGACAACGCCGGTGCCACTATCACCGACATCAAGCGTTTCGTGCGCTCAGTGGGCCGCAGGAGGCCGTTGGCGGGCATCGTCGTGGACTACCTCCAACTCCTCAACCCGCCACCAGGCGACAAACGCCCACGACACGAATACGTCGCCGCCATGTCCCGCGAACTCAAAATCCTCGCCATGGAGCACCAAGTCCCCGTCATCCTCCTCTCCCAGCTCAACCGAGGATCCACCCAACGCGAAGACCAACGCCCCATGATCTCCGACCTCCGCGAATCCGGCGCCATCGAACAAGACGCAGACGTCGTCATCCTCCTCCACCGCGTCTACCCCGGACCCAACGAAGGCGAGATCTCCTTCGGCGTCGCGAAAAACCGCAGAGGCAAAACCGGGAAAACCGATCTCGCGTTCTGGGGCCACTACTCGACCATCAGAGAGCCCTGACATGCCAGACCCCGTACCCCTCAGAGACGTCCTCCCTGACGTTCTCGAACAGATCGAAACCGCATACCTCGAAAACCAAGCCCCGGCCAACACGACCGGGGCTTCTTCATACCCAGAGACAGGCACCCTATGAGATCCGTCTTCCCGATCCGCATTGACGGCACGCCCATCCCCCAGGGATCGAAGTCAGTCACTCGGCGCGGTCACATGTACGAGGCCAACCGGAACCTCAAACCCTGGCGCGACAAGTGCGTGGTCATCCTCCGTCAACGCTGGGACGGACTCGAACCCTACGACGAACCCATCCGCGTCAACGTCACCTTCCACATGCCCCAACCGAAGCGCCCAAAATACCCGCTCCCAGGCGTGAAGCCGGACCTCGACAAACTCCAACGCGCCCTCGGAGACGCACTCACACAATCCGGGCTCATCACCGACGACTCACGCATCACCACCTGGCAAACCACCAAACGCTACTCACACACCCCAGGCATCACCATCTGGGCCATCACACCCGACACAGGAGACCAACCATGAACGTCACCATCACCCTCACCAAGGCCGAGGCGCAAGCAGTTCTCCGTCACCCCGCACCAAACCTCGGCCACGGCGTCCGGCAATCCAAGACCATCACCACCGCCTGGAACAAAATCCAGACCGCCACCCACCAAACCGCCTACGAGGACACCCACCCCACCAAGGACCGGTCATGACCGACAACCAAGACTCTGCCCGCATCATCCGACAAGGCCTCGACAACATCGCCGCAGCCATCATGGCCGCCGCCAAACCCACACCAGACCCCACCACCACCGACCCAGACGAACCCGGCCCAGACGACACCCCCACCGTCGAAGACATTGCCGCTGACCTCTGGGAAGCCGACCACACCCACGGCTACACATCCACCCCAGCCCGCACCTTCCACACCGACACCACTAGCACCCAAGACCGCTACCGACTCCTCGCCCACACCGCCATCAACGGCCCCGACCCCAAAGACCCCAAGGAGACCCGATGATCACCCCCATGGAACACAACCTGTGCAGACGCTACGGATGCGAGATCCCAGTCGGAGAAGGCTCGTTCCTCTGCTCATCTCACATCGTCAAGCTGCAAGACATGCTCGACCAGGTGCCCGAATACCTGCAAGCACTCGCACCACTCGAACTCGCCACCAGCACACCACGAGGCAACACGGGCGGCGGAAGCGGCACCCCAGGCTCACGACCGCCACTCAACCTCCACGCCTGGGCCATTTGGGTAGAGATGCAAAGCCTTCCCACCCGCGCCTCCGACGTCGCACACCACGACCCACAAGCCGGAGCCACCTACAAGACCGTGGCATCACTGGTGGCCCAGGCATACAACATCCTCGACGGCCCAGACGAACCCGTCGTGGACAGGATGGAAGCCGCCCGCCGCATTCACATCGCCTTCCCAGCGCCTATGACCGGCGCGGAGATCTGCCAGCAGTTCGAGGCATGGGGCATCCACATCACCAGGCCACAACTCTGGAAATGGGTCGAACGCGGACACCTCCAATCAGTCGGCCGGGCCACAGACGGCAAGACCCGGCTATACACCATCCTCGGGATCCTGACCGCCCTCCAACGAACCCACCCCACCCCCCACCACGAGAGGAAGCCCCACCCCATCGCCAGCTAACCCCACCCCCAGAAGATCACCCCCCCCCTCACGACACGCCCCCCACCCACATTGCGCGCCCCCGCCCAGTCGTGTAATGTCTGACGCGGTGGGGATGAACCACACCCAAAACAAGGCCCGATGATCCAAGCGATCTCGGGCCTTTTCCGTGCGGTCAAACACACACCTCCTTCGGGTGAGGGAACAGCGCGGGGCAAACCCACAACACCACAAGGGTCACTGCCCCGCGCCACACCACCAAGGACCAACGTCATGCCCAACCGCATCCCCACACGCTGCCCATGCGGCAACCTCGCCACCAACCAAGGCCGATGCGACCAACACCAACGCAAAGCCTGGGCGAACAAGTCCGCCAACAGCACCACGCTCACCGGACGACAACGCCAAACACTCCGAGACCAAGCACTCGCACGCGACCCGAGATGCCAAGTCTGCGGTGAAACCAACGTCGAAACCCTCGAATACGACCACATCATCGAGATCTCCGACGGGGGATCACCACTCGACCCAAGCAACGGCTGGCTGCTCTGCACCAACTGCCACAAGATCAAAACCGCTCACGCACGCCGTGCACGCAATCAACGCAAAACGCGATCGGCACCCCGCCCCCAGGCCTGACGCCAAGGGGTAGGGGGGTCCTCGAAACAGAAAAATTCACGGACGGGCGCGCCGCCGTCCCTTTCCGCACGAAATCTCACATTTTGAGACAGGGGGTCCGCTATGGGAGCACGGGGACCGGCGAAAAAGCCTGCCGCGTTGCGACTGGTGGAGGGCCGTGGGCATGGGCGTGATTCTGGTGGCCGTGAGGTCAAGGAGGGCCCGAGTTTTGATCGTGCTGCCCCGGATCGCCCTGACTGGCTGACTCCCCTGGCTGCCGATGAGTGGGATCGGGTGGTGCCTGGCCTGGTTCGGCACAGGGTGTTGAAGCCTGAGGATGCTTCGACGTTGGCGGCGTATTGCGAGCATGTGGCGGAGTTTCAGACCGCCACTCGCGCCCTTGAGGATGCGGGCTCGCTGTTCATTGATGCTAAGCAGGGGACGATTCCTCACCCTGCTGTGGCTGTTCGGCGGAATGCGGGGTCCCGTGTCCAGGCGTTGGCGAAGGAGTTCGGTTTGACTCCGTCTTCTGAACAGGACCTCGCTGGGGATGACGGGGGTACCAACGGTGGTGATGGCAACCCGTTCTGAGACTGCGACTGCTGAGCCTCTTGACGTAGAGGATGAGGCAGATGAGGTGACGCTTCCCTCGCCGTCGGTGTTGAAGCGTTTGAAGCTTTCCCGTGAGGTCGCCTGGTACACGCTCTCTCGTGGGTATGACCTCCCTGAGTATGCGCCGTTGCACGCGACGCCGGATGGTTCGGCGGTCAAGGATGCGGTGTTTGATCCGGGGCGTGTGGATCAGGTGTTGTCGGCGTTCAAGCGGTTGCGGCACACGCAGGGCAAGTGGGCGGGGAAACCGCTGATCCCGGACGCGTGGCAGGTCGCCTACATTCTGGCGCCGGTGTTCGGCTGGGTGGTCCCGGCTGATGATGGGACGCACTATGTGCGCCTGGTCCGGAGCGCGTACGTGGATGTGCCACGCAAGAACGGCAAGACGACGCTTTCGGGCGGTATCGCGGTGTACCTGACTGGCGCGGATGGGGAGCCTGGCGCGCAGGTGATTGCAGCGGCGTCAACGAAGGACCAGGCGGGCCTGCTGTTCGGCCCGGTGAAGAAGCTGGTGGAGAAGTCACCTGACTTGCGCGGGCGGTTCGTGCCGCGTGCCGGGCTGATCCTCCACCCTAAGAGCGACTCCTATTTCAAGGTGATCTCTTCTGCGGCGGATGCGCAGCATGGTTTGAACGTGCATGGGGCGATCATCGACGAGCTGCACGTGCACAAGACCCCTGATCTGGTTGAGGCTTTGGAGACTGGCACTGGTGCCCGTGAGCAGCCTCTGATCACGATGATCACAACGGCGGATGACGGTAAGACGGAGTCCATTTATGCTCGCAAGCGGCGGTATGTCGAGCAGGTCGCCAAGGGTGTTTTCGTGGATCCCACGACGTTCGGTGTGGTCTTCGGGCTGCCGGATTCAGAGGACCCTCTAGACCCGAAGAACTGGCCTAAAGCGAACCCTGGCTACCCGATCTCGCCGACGCGAGCGTTCATGGAGCAGGCCGCGAACAAGGCGAAGAACTCCCCCGCCGAGCTGGCCTCGTTCAAGCGCCTGCACGTTGGGATGCGAACGAAGCAGACGACCGCGTATCTGACGTTGACGGAGTGGGATCGCAACGCTGGTACGAGGTTGCGCGACGCGGACATGCTGGGTCGGGCCGCGTACGGCGGATTGGATCTTGGCTCGGTCTCCGACATGACCGCCCTGTGCTGGCTGTTCCCGAGGGATCACGGCCCGGGGTATGACGCGTTGTGGCGCGTGTGGGGACCTGAGGCGAAGCTGGACGACTACAACAAGCGCACGGCGGGCGCAGCGCAGGCGTGGGTCGATCAGGGCTGGCTCAGGCTGACACCCGGCGATGTCACCGACTACGAGTTCATTCGGGCGACGATCCTCGATGACATGGACATGTTCGAGGTGCAGTCACTGGGGCTGGACATGTGGAACGCGACGCATCTGGCGAACCAGCTCTATGACGACGGTGTGCCGCTGGTGAAGGTTCAGCAGGGGTACCGTACGCTGTCCCCCGCTTTGAAGGAGATCAAGCGCCTGGCCGCGCAGGGGAAGCGTGGCGCGGAAATGATCCGACACGGCGGCAACCCGGTCATCCGGTGGATGGTGGACAACCTGGCGGTGGCCATGGATCCGGCGGGGAACGTGAAGCCGGACAAGAAGAACTCAGGCGACAAGATCGACGGGATCGCGGCACTGGTGAACGCCGCCAGTGAGGCCATGGCGAAAGAGCGGCCATGGGCTGACGACAGCGCAGGGATCGCGTTCATCTGACACAAGGGCAAGGGAGGCACGGCATGAAGCACAAGCGTGTGTACAGGGTGACTCTTACAGATGAAACGACCGTGTCCGGGCGCCTGGTCTGGTCGTGGGGCTGGTGGGCGTACCGGCTGGTCGAGGTTACGGTTCAGCCGGTCGCGGTGAGTGAGCCGGTGAAGGTTGCTGGTGCGCTGATCGTGCCGCGTCGCTCTATCCATCTTGTGCAGGAGGTTCCAGCATGACGAGCCTCATTAGTACCGCAGGTGATGCGGTGGTGATCGGTGGCGGGTATCCGACGGCTTCCACGTGGGGTGACAGCATCCGCGTCGCAGACCCCGGCCGACCACTCGTCGAGTACACGGCGGAGCCCACGAACCCGCTGACGCTGTGGAAGACCCAGCCGTCCCTGCGCAAGGTCGTCTCCTACGTCGCCAGACAGATCGGCATGATCCCCTGGCACGCCTATAAGAGGGTCGATGACACCGACAGGCAAAGGGTTTCTGGAAGCCCAGCGGAACGCATTCTCGCGAGGCCTTCGAAGCTCAGGACCAGGACGCACCTTATCCGTGCTCTGGTGACTGACCTGATGATGTTTGATCAGTGCTTGGCTTTGTATGGGCCGAAGGATAAGGCGTTGATCCGGATTCCCCCGGCGTTGATTGACACTCGCTCCGATTATCTCGGTCAGCCGTACAAGATCATCATCAAGGCCCCGGAGGGCGTTGATGACATCGACGTGACGGATTGGCCGAAGATCTGGACTGACGGGTGGCACCCGACGAAGGCGGGCGGCGTGTCCCCCATGTTCACGTTGTCGGCGATCCTCGACGAGCAGCGCAAGGCCGTGGACTGGCGTACCAGACAGTGGGCCGACCGGCCCAAAGTGGCTGGCCTTCTGAAGCGACCGGCCGAGGCTCCCAGGTGGTCGGACGAGAACCGGGAACGCTTCCTACAGGCCTGGGACCGGTTTAAGGCTGGTGCTGTGGATGGGTCAACACCGATCCTCGAGCATGGCATGGAGTACGAGCAGTTTGACGGGATTAGCCCGTCGGATGCCAACGACATCGAGGGCCGCAAGCTCACCGACGCTGAGGTCGCCTCCGCCTTCCACATCCCGCCCGAGTTGGTGGGAGCCAGGGAAGCCACGTTCTCCAATGTGGACGCGTTCCGGCAGATGCTCTACGGACCGGTACTCGGCCCCGTCATCACCGACCTTCAGGACGCGATCAACGCGGGCGGCCTACTGGATGCCGTCGGTGCAGGCGAGAACACATACATCGAAGCGAACCGTGAGGCTGTTCTTGCGGGCAGCCTCCTCGAGCAGGCCCGCTATTTGCAGACCGTGACCGGCCGACCCGTGATGACGGCCGCTGAGGCGCGAGCACGCATGAACCTCCCCCACCTTGAGGGCACTGACGAGCTGATTGTGCCCCTGAACGTGGTGGAGGGCGGGCAAGCGTCACCCACGGATTCCGGGGATCAGAACGCACTGAACCCCGGCCATGGCGACGACACGGCTGAGGGCATCGAAGACAACCAGTAATAGGAGGGCTGTGATGGTCCAGACACTTGACCGTGTGGAGGTTGCGAAGTCAGCGCCGACCACCATCACCATGAAGGCAGTCGACCCGGCAGCCTCGGACCCGGCTGGTACTGGCGAGTTCGAGGCGCTGGTGTCCGTGTTCGGTAATACCGATTCCTACGGGGACATCGTCGAGAAGGGTGCCTTCCGGGAAACGTTGGCCGACTGGTCGGTGAAGGGCGCACCCATTCCCGTGGTGTGGTCCCACGACCTCACCGACCCGGATTCGATCATCGGGAAGATCGTCTCGGCTGAGGAGACCGATCAGGGTCTTCGTATCAAAGGCCTCCTCGACCTGAATCATCCGAAGGCGGCGCGTGTTCACCAGCTCATGCGTGACGGTCTGATCCGCGAGTTCTCCTGGTCGGGAATCGTCACGGATTCGGAGCCGGTGGAGAAGTCCGGTGATGACATCGCCGACCTGTTCGGTCCGATGCGCATCAAGTCCGTGGATCTCTGGGAGGCTGGCCCGTGCTTCAAGGGCGCCAACCCTGACACGGAACTGCTGGCCGTGAAGGCACGACAGGTCGCCAAGGCAGGCCGTGTCCTCTCGAAACCGAACCTCGAAGCCATCCAGGACGCCTACGACCGGCTTGGTGAGGTCATCGACAAGGCGAAGGCCGCTGAGGGCGATGACGAGGACGACGGCGACGAGGACGGCCCCGCATCAAGTGGCGCGGAGAAGTCCTCGTCAACCCCAGAACCATCCCAGGAACCAGTCGTTGAACGCGCCAGCGCCAGCGACATCAAGGCGCGGCTGCTGGCCGCCGCCACCAACTAACAGAAAGGCGGACCCCTCATGGACCGCAAGCAGAAGCTCCAGGCGCTGGCCTCTGAGGCCCGCGACCTTACCGCGAAGGCTCAGGACGGCACCCTCACCGACGAGGAGTACGAGCGTGTCGATGCCGTGGCGAAGGAACATGCCGATCTCACCGCGCAGATCGAGCGCGACGAGCAGGCTGCCGCTTCGTTGAAGGCTCTGGCTGGTTTCAGTGAGCAGTCTTCTCAGGAGGATGCTCCCGGCGTGCGCAAGGCCGCCCCGGCAACCCTCGGTGAAGCGTTCACCGGCTCGGAGGCCATGAAGTCCTTCCGCGCCTCGAACCGGTCCGGGATCTCGGACGGCACCCCCATCCGAGTGGAGGCCAAGGCTCTTGGCCAGCGTGGCCGCCGCGCCTTCAAGGCCGACCCGGCGCCCCTGAACACGGTCAACAACGGTGACCTTGCTCCGACCCGCCTCCCCGGCGTTGAGGATCTCGTCTACCGTCCTCCGCGCACGGTCCTCGACGTCATCACGCACGGCACCACGGACTCGCAGTTCATCGAGTACCGCCAGGTGATCTCCAAGACCAGCAACGCGGCCATCGTCGCTGAGGCCAAGACCACCACCGGCACGGACGCCGCCGGTGGCCTGAAGCCCCTGTCTACCCTGGGGACCCAGGTCGCCAACGCCTCGGTGTACACCTACGCCGACGGCATGGAGGTTACCAACCAGGAACTCGCAGACGACGGCGTGATCTCCACGCTGATCAACTCGACCCTCACGGAGAACCTGGACATCCTCACCGAGGAAGTCCTCCTGAACGGGTCGGGCACCAACGGGATCCCCCGTGGCGTGTTCAACACCACCGGCGTCCTCCAGCAGGACTTCGCCGTGGACGCGCCCACCTCGATGCGTAAGGCCATCACGAAGCTGCGCACCACCAGTGGCGCCCAGATCCGTGGCTTCCTCCTGAACCCGGAGGACGACGAGGCCTGGGATCTGCTCAAGGATGCCGACGGGCGCTACCTTGGCGCCGGTCCGTTCTCCGCAGGCACCCCGCAGGCGTGGGGGTATGAGCGCATCGTGTCCCAGGCGATCCCGGTGGGCACTGTCCTCGTTGGCGACTTCTCCACGATCCAGCTGCTGGACCGTGAAGCACTGTCGGTGACCGCGTTCAACCAGCACAAGGACTACGCGCAGCGCAACCTGGTGTACATCCGTGCTGAGAAGCGCGCCATGCAGTTGATCCGCAACGCGGCGAAGCTGGCCATCGTGGACATCAAGGGCGCTTGACCCGCACCTCGTGAGGGGGGCACCACTCGACCAGTCATGGTTTGGGTGGTGTCCCCCTTTTCCATGCCGGATTTGAAGTACGGAGGGACGGCTCTCATGAGCATGATCATTTACAACGGTGTCCGGTATACCCCGGATGACGCGCAGCGTCTCGGGCTGCCTACCAGTGGTGCCGTGAAGGGTGCAGCACCGCAGCACGCCCCCGTCGTGAAGCCGCAGAACCCGGCCCCGCTGTCCACCAGCACCGTCCTGACCGGCGACCGGCCCGCTGTGGCTGCGTCGAAGGCCGA